CTGTGTAGAGGAACCCCAACTTGGAATCAATCTCGTCCGCTGCCTCATCAACGAACTTCTGCTTGTTGACACGGGCGCTAACCATCGTGTCTCCAAGCAGAAGATCGCCAACTGTAGAGTACGCCACCAGACGCTCGTTCCTTTAGAAATCAGTCAGGCGCCGGGGTGTTGCGACCGCCAGACGCCTTGGGGGCGGAAGCCTTCGGAGCCTCGGGCTTGGCCTCCTCCTCCTGCTGCGACAGCGGCTTGGGCGGCTCGCCAGTGTTCTTGGCAACCTCAAGGGCAACAGCATCGCCCTCGGTCGCCGGGCGACCCTCGCCACTACCGAACTCAGCAGCCTCGGCGTTGCGCAACTCCTGTGCGGTGGGAACACCACCAGAGACAGGGTTGGGAGTCGTGCCATCGGTCGTCGGGGTCCACGGCGGGACCTCGGCGGTGGCGGGCTCCTGGCCCTCGGGCATCACGACGTGGACGTTGTTGTCAGCCTCGGTCGGGTGAACCGGAAGAACCGGCTCCGACGGAAGAGCGACATTGACGTTGCGACCGGCCTGGTTGCCCCGGACGACCCGGAACTTCTCAAACACGGCCAACTCGACCTTGCCCAACTCGTCGTCGTCCTCGGGCTGACCGTCAAGCGGCTTCTGCTCGTCATAAGCGTAGTTCATACGCTCGGGCTCGACGCCAACGTAAGCGTTCTCGTCAGCGAACACAGCATTGTCGCCCTCAGTCGTTGCCGCCCAACGTCCGTCAGTAGCGACGGCAGCGGCCAACTCCTCCTGGGGCCTTCGGGTCTGACTTGGCCTGCGGCATTTGCATCTCCTGTTTGAGTAGAAGGGCCAGGGCGTATTGCCCTGGCCCCAACGTCTACCCGATTGGGGCTCACCTGTTAAGGCAGACACCGTCATCGTGTACGTCAAGTCCATGTGCGGAACACCGGGAACATCTTGATGCCGGTACCCGAGCCACGCCCCACGGGTCAACCGTGGTTCTGCTCCCACTCGTAGAACCAGCAGTCCAGTACCTCGGGGTGGGGGCTGGTCAGGGTCCGACCGAAGCCAAGGAAGTCGTCAATGTCGTTCACGTCCTCCTCGGCGGGGAGGAAGTAAATCTTGTTGTCCGACAGGAACCGGTTGCTCGTCACGATCTTGGAACCGATCGGACGAGTGCGGTACACAGCGTCGTACTCGGTGAACGTCACGCCCGTGGCACGGGTGACGGCAGCCTGCGCAGCAGTCGGCCCCCAGCCGTCCAACATGTACTTCGGGTCCAGAGGAATGTTCGGCGTGCCACCCACGACCGGCATCCCGGCACGTGCCAGGAAGCGCTCGGAGTTCGTCAGGCTGTTGAGAACCCGACGAGACGTGATGGCACGGGTAATCCGAATCCCGTAGAGGTTAAACATGTACTCCTGCACGGCCAGGATCGCCCCAATGGGGTCCGAGGTCGTGAGGCTCCACAGGCCACCCGTGGGCGCCTGGTTGGTCTGACCAGCGGGACGCCCGTAGTCGATGGCAAACTTGATCTTGCCGTCGTTGTAGGCAATGGCGCTGGACTCCAGAGCGGACATGATGAGCCACTCAATTCGGTTGTCCAACTTCCGCCGACGAATGGCGTCGTCACGGGCAACCTTGGTACGGAAGTCCTCGGCCATGTTCCCGACAGCCAGCGGGAAGTTCAGGTTGAGCGTTCCCATCTGCTGCTGAAGAAGAACCTGCTCCCGGTACCGGGTCACGTCAGAAGCGGCGTACCGGTCCTTGATCGCCCAGTCGATGATGGACGCACGACCAACGCCACCGGAGGTGTCGTCCTTCTGCGCCAACTCGGACTCGGCGTCCTCGGCACGAGCAGGAGCCAGACCCTCCTGGGTAAGACCCTGGGCGTAGTCGAAGATCACGTCGTCTGACGCAACCTCCATGAAGGGGGCCAGCATTCGGGTCCCCAACTGCTGAACCGGAGGCTCCTGATCCCGGATCGTCCCGAGAGCGACCTCCTTGCGGACCAGTCGGTCCTGGGCGATCTGAACAGGCATCGTTTATGCTCCTTTTACTTGAACAGAAGTTCGACGTTCGGAAGCGCACGAATGGCGTCCCGAGTGGCGTTGGTCAGGGCAACACGAAGCCCACCAGCGTTGTACTCAAAGCACCAGCCCTGGACAACCGCAGCCTCATAGACGGCAGCAACCTCACGGTCGCCCTCCATCAACTGCCAAGGCAGGAAAGTGTCGTTGACACCCACGATGTTGGTCGCCGTCTGACGACCATCGGTCGCACCCGCCTGGAACACACCCACCTTGCCAGCGTCACCACCAGAGGTGATCTTGGCAAGAATGGTGCCCGGCTGGAGCACCTTCTGGTTGGCAAACCCGTCGATCGTCTCGGCAGGGATACCAGCCGCAGCGAACATGTAGGACTCAGCCTTGATGTCACGGGTGCTGCGAAGGTAGACGTTCTTTCCGAACGGAGTCCGGAGAGTCTTGTCAGTGCTGAACAAGGGCATTTTTCAGTCTCCTATTAGGCCGTGGCCCGAGCAGCCTTCAGAGCGGCCAGCCGCTTGAAGGAATCGGTCTTTTCGACAGACTCGGGCTTCATGCCCGAACGGTAAAGGTTCTGCACGGTGTCCTCAAGAACCTGAATCTGCTCGTTCACCGGGTTCGTCTGGGACTCGCCAGGGTCGTGCTGACCGTGCTTCTCAAACAGTCCAGACTTCGGAACGTCCTTGTACGTGTCCTTGAAGGCGTTAAACTGCGCCTCGGTCATGGTCTGCACCAGGGCAGTCATGCTGTCCACCTGCGTGGCCATGATCTGCCCGTTCTCCGACAGCGAGGTCACGAAGGACGACCGACCAGCCTTGATGGCCTCGGTGCGGAACGTCTCGAGAGTCTCGATGTGGCGCTGAACGGCAGCGTGGTCGCTGGTGTCCCGGCCATCGATGCGGAAGGAAACGGCAGCCGGACGAGCGGCGCCGTGGTCGCTGTAGCCACCGTTCTCCGTCGAGCGCTCACCCGTGGGGGGCGAGGCGACCGGAGGGGCGCCAGCAGCAGGCGGGGCGGCAGGCGCAGTAGCAGCAGCAGGAATTGGGGTCTGAGTCTGCGGCTCGCCAGCGTTGCTGTTGCGGCCAGCGTGATCCTGAGTTTCGGGCACTTCATCCTCCTGGGTATCCGTGATGACCTGCGAAAAACGGTGCTCGGTGTCCTTGCGGCCATACAAGCCCTCGACTGCCGGAATGTCTACAAAAGCCAAACCCATGACGACTGGATAATACGAGGCGCCTTCGTTTGTCTCATACATGCCGACTTCAAGGGATCGTGACCGGAAAGTACCACGCTCCCACTTTTCGTATGCATCCGGCTCGGTAATCTCGACATCACATGCCAAGAACTGATCGTCTTCTACGTCACGGTACACGGCGGTGAGGTAACCCACCACGCTGTTCGCACTGTAACTGTGGTCAACTCGGAGCGGAACGTTCGGAAAGTATCCATTGTCCCGCAGGAGAACAAAGTGAAACGCCATCTGCTCCAGATGGGTGGTTTCCCATGTGCTCTCAAAACCCATGCTGTCCTTGAAGGTGCCTGCCTTGAAGATTCGCAGGCCCTTCAGCGTCCCGCCACCATTGTCATTCTTGAAGGCCTCGACCCTGGAGAAAGCAGAGGTGGTGTGAACCATCTTGCGCTCCAGGGTAGCCGTAGCCTTGTTGCTCATTGGTGTAGAAAAGTACTGGGCGGCTGTGGTGTCACGCAAGCACTCATGGTCAGATTCTCCTTCATACGCCGATTGTGGCGGGCAGTTCTTCTGCGTTGACGGACACGTCCTTGACGATACGCACCTTCGTCCAGTGCAGGCACTCTCTACACCGAATGTGGGCGATGCCTTCCGTCACAACAACTTCAGTATAGAGCCGGTTGCCCTTCCACGATTTGATGTGAATGAAGCCATGCTTCGTCTTGGTGTCACGACCAGCGACAGCCAGCAGTGGACGCCGGGAACACCCGCAGCGAATCTCAAGTTCGCTCTTCATCGGGGCTTCAGATTTTCCCAAGGTCCGTTGTGGGGATACATTCTCACCCAAGAGTTCCCCACCTTCATTTCCATGATGTACGCCACCCACACGCCACTGACCTTGCGCTGAATGATCCGAACATCGAGGACATAGACAATCCGGGTAACCGAATCAATAATCGAGATGTTGTCTACGAGGTTGTAGAGCAGACCGGTAGTCCGGTCACTAGAGTCAAGCAAGGACAAATTGTCCGTCAAGGTACGAGATAGCAACACGCCCAAGAGGGATGAAGTGTTGCTATCGACAATGCCAGCCGTGTCCGTCAGGTTGTAATTAAGAATCTTGACGGGTGTGATAATTGAGTCTTCAATGGTCGCTGTATCAGTAACAACCACAATGGTATTGCGAGTTAATGAAACCGAGATTGTGTCGGTGATTCCAACCGTGTCAACGAACAACTCGCTCGATGACATCTGGAATGCTTCACGAGTATCAGCAACATCTAAAGTATCAAAAACGGTGTAATTTAATACTTGACCGCCAACAGTAGACTTCGACCATGAAACATAGTCGAGAATGCTGACGTTCTCGGTGAGTACCTCAGTTGCCTGAGTCTGGGCAGCCTCACGTACGTCGGTGACCCCTACCGAATCGGTAAGGGTGTACGTGAGGGCAGCCATCAGACGTTGAGACTATCAACCTGCATTGCGATGGGGCTCGTCTCAGCACCGTAGTAACCACAAGCAATGGTGATGTCCACAAGGTTCGACCAAGAACGAGTAGCGACGTACCGCTGAACGGTCCACGTACCAGGAACGCCCCCGTTGTTGGGAGCCGTCTCCCAAAAGACTGCCCCGGCGTTGTTGTCTCGGATACGCCACCAATAATGGTTCGTGGAGTTGTAGACGACCGAAGTCTGAGTGTTCACTGCCGCATGACGCTCGCGGAAGTAAAGTGAACCACCCTCCTTGAGCATCTCGTATGAGTTATCCGAGTTCGCAGCAATGATGATCGTTGCTTGCGTTGTACCGGCACCCGTACCCGGCACCTGCGGAATCGCAAGAGTTGCTCCGGAGTTGTACAAGTCATACTTCGCCCATGAAGTCACCGACGCATACGCCGTCACACATGGCAGGTTAAGACGACCATTGACAATGGTCGGAAGACCGTTAGAGTTCCACTTTGAAGTGTCAACACTAGTTGTGAATGCATCAGTCAAAGTAGCCATCTTCGGCGTACCCGAGGGCGGGGCGACATTGGGCGTCACAGAATCGGACGCAGGCGAAGCCGCACTGGTGCCAACGACGTTGGTGGCCTGAACTCGGAAGGTGTACGCCTGTCCGTTAGTCAGACCAGTGAAGTTCATCGAAGTGTTGGCATTGCCAGTCTGACGAGTCACGTTACCAGTCACACCGGTCGAAGGAGTCACCGTTACGGAGTAGTTCGTGATCGCAGAGCCGCCACTGTTCGGCGCAACCCAACTAACAGCGACTTCACCGTTACCGCCAACTACGCCGGGCTTCGGCGGCGCAGAAGGAGCCGTGGCGGCACCACCCGTGTTCATCGGAATGGGCGGCGTCTGTCCCAGACGGTTCTTCGCATCCCAAGCGTATTCACCGTTCGGCGTGTACGGCGGAAACTGCGAGTTAACAAGATGCGGGTGGCCTGCATTGGACATAAGCCAAATGCAATACCCGTAAGTCGCACCCCTTGAGTTATTTCCGTCGCAGTAGTTCAGGAACGCTCGGAAGTCGTGCTCGTAAACCTGAAGATTATACTCAATACCCGACTCACCAAAGAGAACCGGAAGTCCTGCATCAACAGAAGCAACGAATCCGTAGTCAGGGTGCGAAAACTCCCACTCCTTGAGATAGTGGTGAGGCTTGTAAACTACACCAGGTCGCAAGATCGGGTCGTTGATTGCGGGGTTGATGCGACGTGAAAAGTTGTTTCCACCCGCCGCAAGGAAAAGCGGAACATGCGGAGCCGCCACGGCACGCACGGCATCGATCATGCTGATCCACCGCGCCTTCGCCGGTGCCCAACCATCGCCGGGATTGCTGTGAGGCTCGGCCTGGGTGGCGTAAATGACGTTCGGGATGCCGTGGTACCGCTGCGCCAACTTGACTAGCGCATCCTGTTCTGCTTGACCAACGAGGTTCACATGCCAAGTGTTCGGCACCCGTCCAGCCGGGGGGAATGTCACATAGACGTTGAAGAACTGTGCCAGAGCAACATAATGATCGAGAAGTGCCAAGTACGCACCATCGTTGTTATTAACCGGGTCCGCAGCGAACATGCGGTTAAAGATATTCGCTCCCCACGATACAGCCTCAGTAAAGTATGCACCGATACGGCTCGTGAGTTCGTGTGTACTTTGTTGACCAAAGTTCCACTCGTCGTCACCCATGTTGACGCCACGAAGAAGGACGTCCGCCTGAGTCGAATCGTTTGTGACAATACGAGAACCATTCGTCGTCAACCACGGGACGCCTGTGCTGACAGGCGGGTCAACCGGAGCGACTCCGTTGATGACATCAACTCGATCAATAGTCACATACTTGGAACCAGGCACGGCACCCGTGGCATGAATCGTCAACGTGTGATCGCCTGGACTGACCGTGTTTGACTCAAAGACAATCTGCTGGTACTGTCGAGTGGGTGCGTACTGGTCACCCGCTCCGTACAACACATTGTCAAGACCGACACCAAAGGTGGTGTGGTGAGTGTCCTTGGTCCCAATAATACGAAAGGACCCACCACTTGAGTTCACAGTAAACTTCAAGGTAGCAATCGCATTAGTAGCGTTTGTATAGCGCTCCGAGCCACCGCTGTAACCGACGTGGCTTGCAGAGTTCCAGCCGGACCCGTAGGTCAGACGTGAATCCTCAAAAGAATAAATTGTCTCCGGGTCAACAGGCGGTGCGCTGGTGCTACCAATCCTGATCTGAATGTCACGGGCCATTTACTTGTTCCAAACTTCAGGATCGGGTCCCTTGACGACCGTGCCCTCGTCGGGCATTTGATCGATGACATCTTGAGGCATTGGCCAAACTTCAAGATCAGGTCCCGTGACTGGACCGAACTCCTTGGGGTCCTCGTCACCTAGCACCTCCATGAAGAAGTTGCCGGTGCGAACCGCAATGGGGTTGCCCTCATTGTCTTGGATGACTTCAACCTTCTCGTCGTCAGGCATCGGATCACGTCCCAAGATCGTGGTTCCAGGTAACAGAAAGGGTGTCCGCTGCCGTCTTGTTGGCGACAGGAGCCAAAAGTGCCCGAGCAATGGTGTTTGCAATCGGAGCGGCAGTCTGTGTAGCAGTCGCCTGATTGACGAGCACAACCTCTGCGATGTTGTTAGCGGTCGCCACGCCAGCACCCCAAGTGGTCTTCCACTGGATGCGCCGACGACCGGTCACCAGGGCAGACGTTGGAAAGCCGCCATCGATGGCGACCAGGCTGGCGGTCACCAGGGTCACAAGGGCGGAACCCGTCCCGCTCTTGGCAGGAGCCGTCGTGCCGGTGCCCAACTGCATACCGGTCACCTGAGAAGGTGGCGAAGCGATGTTCGCAGCACGCTCGCCGTAGTACCGATCACCAACCTCGGTAATGATGTTCTTTTCGATACCCGACTGCTTGAGGTTGCCGAACTCATCGAACAACTCCCAAGTAATGAACCCCTGGATACCAAGGCGTTCATCAGTGGGCCGCTGCATATCCATTCGTGAACTCATGCGGTCCTTGATGCCAACGAAGGCAACTCCTTGCGACTCCATGACACTCCTGTGACTTTTGAGGGGGGACAGAAGAACGGTACCAGACAGCCACAGCGGGCCGAAAGGTTAGTCAATAAAAGTATCTTAGGAACGAAAGCGAAAATCGCCCTCAATAGCATTTACGGGCGTAGCGTCTCCGATCCAGGCGACGACCTCAAACCCAGAGGGTCGTGGAAGGTTGGCATTCGTTCCATGACGAACGACGCCGAAAGCCTGCGTGATGCCAATGGTACTTTCAAAGACATCGACAACAGCGATGCTCTCCGCAGGGTAGACAACGACTTCAACACCGTTGTCAATAACTTCAACAGTGTTGTTTGCCATTTAACTCAACCCCGGCTTCGTGACCTGATCCAGAATCGTGAAGGTTCCTGACAGCCAGGTTCGCTTCTTCCCGGCATTGTCCTTGAGTTCAAGGTCCCACATGTAGGTGCCGACCGGCATCGTCTCAGTAATTTCGGACTCAATGGTGCAGAGAACAAGACCAGGCGCAACAGCGTGGTTGATCGTGACGGCCATGGTCGTCATCAGGTCCTTTTGAGCATTCGTGTTGCGAACTTGCGCAGTACCCGTCCAACTCGTCAGAACGAGGGGCTCCTGCGTCGTCTTGTTTCGTAGACGAAATGACTGCTCAAAGTCGTCGCCCTGCACACATTCAAGATTATATGCAGCGGGCCTCATAAACCGTCCTCGGAATAGAAATATGATCTTCTGTAGCAGCCATCGTACACCGCTCATAGGCGGGGAGTTCCAGTACCCAAGGGTGACTTCGTGCGGACACCCAGCCAGGTGCGTTCTGAGGTAGAGCCAAGCCAGAGACGCTTGCTCATGAAACCAGTTACAGCAGTTTCGTTGCCCCACGCATCCTTGAACGTGTCACCGAAGTTAAAGTCCCACGTCAAAACGCCAAGAACACGGAAGTCAGCAAATCGTGCAGCACTGACTCCGAAGTCCCGTAGGCCATGCTTGGTTGCAGTCTGGTTGTGTGTCGAGGTAACCGCTAACTGCTGAACGCCGTTAACCCGGATACTAATGCTGGAGCCTTCTAGTACGGCTTCGATTACGTCGTTCGCAGCGGCACCCGTACTCAATGTGCCCATCGAAAAAAAGGTGCCACCCTCTCGGCGAAACAGACCGTTAGACTCGTTAGTGATAAAGTTATTCGCGTTGTCCGTAGAGCGAAAGCAGATTCCGCTAGAACCGATGGCGCTCTGCCGAACGCCAGGTGTGCAGTCAGCCAACCCCGAGTCGATGACGGCGGTGTTCTGGTCACCAGCACCGCTAGTGACAAGGTAAGCATCCGTGCCGTTCGTTCCCCACGTGCCGTTGTTCGGCGTCCAGGCTTGCCCCGTGTCAGCAGTACCGAGCGTCGTCGTGCTAGTGCGGGAAAACAAGTCCCGTACCACCATGTCGTTGATTGTGACTCGGATATCATCAAAGAAAGTAGTTGCACCGTTGACCTGGTTATACAACTGAAGTTGAGGAGAAAAAAAAGCAGCCTCAGCAGGGACAATGATCGACCGGGCCGTGCCGGTCACCCACACATTCGGAGCATTTGTTGGACTGGAGTAACCGAGGTTGCTGATAAGGCCACCTACAGCCGAATAGAAGCCTATGCGCATGTTCGGGTAGTAGTTGCCAATTGTCTTGATACGCACCGTGAAATCAAGAAAGTCGCCTGGGGTGCAGGGAATGGCGTTGGCGAAAGGCAACATGAAGTCCATCTGACCGGTGCCGCTGTTGGTCACCTGCCACGACTTAGAACCCGAGTCCACATTGGCGAGATTGGTGTTCCGAGTGACCGTAAGGCCCGTACCAGCGACCCACAGGATCGGGTCATTGACATCACCTTCAGCAGTGCTCAGATCGCCGGTGAGAAGTTCAGTGGGCATGGCTACCCAGCGCTCGGGCTGTCGTTCTCCGGGGGACCCAGGTACGTCAAGTCAAGTGAAGCAGCAGGATTCACCTGACGTGCCAATGCCAAGATAACATCGGCGTAGATAGTCAAGTTCGACGGCACCGGCTGCAAGCCATGTGCTGTCGCCCAGTCATCGATACGACGACGCTGTGCAGGCGTAATCGTCGTCTTGCGTCCCTGCGCCCGAAGGTCCGCCCAGGACGTGCCGGTCACCAAACGGGTAACTGGACTCGTGGCATCCAGGGTGTCGCTAGGCGCAACAAAGATCGCCAGCACCTCATTAATCGCCAGCACCGCATGGGGAGTTCCTGGTGAGACATTCGCAGAGTAAAAAGACATCGAGCCATCCTGCATCATCACGGCATCCGAGAGATAAACGCTAGCCATTACAGCGCCGTTGCAGTAAAGTTGCTACCGGTTCGCAGTGTAATTGCACTTGAAGCAACCTCGGTAGCGGCTTGAAGTTGCACCGTCCCGGCTGCACTGGGGATGATGATGCCTCTAATCCACGCAGGATGATCGGTAGTGATCGCCACCGTGGCCGTGCTCATAACCGAGTCGCCAGACGTAGTGAGTGGTCCCTCAAATACACTGTCGGTACCGTCTGCTGCGAATCCAGCGATGCGCACGTTCGCAGCAAAGTTGGAAAAGGCAGGGGTAGTGAGGCCAAGCCGAATACCGGTTGTAAGTGCTGCGGACCTGTACACGATCGCAAAGTCAAATCTATACACAACACCCGAAGCGACAGTAAAAGACAAACCCGTCACGTTGGCCAGAGCAGTAGCCGTGATACCAGCGGTGTCCGCTGTCAACCTTCCGGAGAGTGCCGGAGGAGGAATCGAACGCCAACGGTTGTAAAGTTGTGCAACTCGCTCATGCCAAAGCAAACCACCCGCCTCACCCTCGGTTAAACTTTCATCAATCGGGCCAGGCAGTTCCGTAAAAGACATTAGGCTCCTTAACCGATGATGATGACTCGGTAGGCGTTCGCCGTAGGCGCACTCGCAAACCGCAGAGTCACCGTGTTCGCATCCGTCATCTCCACATCGCACTCTACCTCGGCCCACGGGGTCGTGTTGGAGCGCACGCTGACAACCACGTCCCGAGTGTTCAGGTTGTGCGTAAAGGTCGGAGAAGCGTTGGCAGGAATGTCAGCAGCAAACTTGCCAGTGGCAGCGAGGTTGGTCCGAGCGCCAGCAGCGGTCGTGGCACCCGTGCCACCCCGAGCAACTCCAATCTCAGTAGCCGCCCAAGTACCCGTTCCAATGGTACCAAGAGTCGTAATCGCAGTCTGGCCGGTCCAGGCGGTGTTGATCGAGAACGTCGTGCCAGTCAGCGTCAGCGAAGTACCGTCAGCAGCATAGACCGTGTTACCTTCAGCGGACTTGACCCAGGTCTGGTTGGTCGTACCAAGCGTGGCGATCGTGGCAGTCTGAGTGTAAACGTCGCCAGCGCCAGCGGTACCCGCTTCCACGAACACCGTTGCGTTGTTCAGTTCCGCAGCGGCGTCAGCGTCCGTCGCACGTGCCCAGGCGCCCGCAGCAGCGACGTAGATGCCGTTTGCGGCAGCCGCAGTCTGTCCAGCCAGGAGGACCCGTTCGCCAGCAACCAGGGTCACGCCGTCAATCGTCAGCAGCCCTGAAAGGGTGGCGACGTTCGCAGTCGAGACGACCCGGACCGGAACCTTCCAGTCAAAGCCCTGAATTGCCGCCGACAACTGCCCGAACGTGGCAGCGTCGGTTGCAACCGTGCCGTCCGCAAGACCTGTAATCTTCTGGCTACCAAAGGCGACCGCTGCGGTCGGTGCCGCCATCTGGTCAAGTCGGTTCGTCCGCACCTGCGTGTCGAAGCCCGACACGTCAGTAGCGGCGATGGCGAGCAGCGTCTTTGCCTGCGCAACGGTAAGTTCCTCACCGCCACCCGCACCTGCGGTCACACGACCGAGGAACCGTGACGAGTTAGCAAACTGGATCGCCGCCGTTCCGGTACCACCGGAAACACCAAGAGTCTGAGTGGCAGTTCCGTTGTGGAACTTCATTGCCTTGGCGGTGCTGTCGTACCAGACAATACCCTCGACGGGGGTGCCGTGGTCGCCTGCAAGAGTCTGAAGAACCAGATTGAGAATCTGGTTCTTGTTCATGTCCAGAGAGGACAACCGAAGCGTAGCCATGCAGACTCCTACGTGAGGTAAGCGATACCGGAAAAGGCGTTGGGGTAGGTCAAAGTCATAACGCTAGTGCTCACGTAAGTGACCGCAGCACCCTCGATCGTGTTTCCCGAAGTGTCGTGAACAATGATGCCCGATGGGTACTTGGTGAGTCCATGATTGATCGTCCAAACCGCAGCAGGTGTGTCCTGGCTGTGAACATACGAGACACTGCCGCCGCCCACTCCAGCAGGCCCTTGCGGACCCGCTGGACCCTGTGGACCCTCAATAAGAATCTCGACAACCGCAGGCGCAGCGGTCGTCTCTACGACTAGTTCAGTGGGAGTTTGGACAATCTCGACTTCTACGCTCATGGATCAATCCTTGTGTACTGCTTCAAGATTGAGAATGTACCTTGAAGCCAGGTACGTCGCAGGCCAGCAGCGTTTACAAGTTCAAGGTCCCAGTTGTAAACTCCAACCGGCATGAGTTCAGTCACCGTGTCAGCCAGTTCCAGAAGCACCATGCCAGGGTTCACCGGCTGATTGATGGTCACCGTGAAAGGCGTTACCAAGACATCATCAAGTGTGCGGCGAACGTGTGCGCTGCCAGTCCAGCCAGTCAGGTTCAGTGGGTTAAGCGTGTCGGGATCACGAAAGCGGATCGGCTGAACGAAGTCGTCACCCTGCACGCAGTCCATATTGTAAGTAGACGGCTTGTTGGTCATGGCTTCTCCAAGTCGCTGATAGCCGAATCCAACATGCGGTCGAACAGAGCCATAAAATCAGCAGGCCCGCTGTACTCGTTCATGCCGAGTTCGGCGGCGTCTGAGAGCCAGCGTTCGCACTGTTCGTAGACACGACTTGTAAGTGCCGGGGCTTCGTCTCCAAATCCTTCGGCTCGGAGGGACTCAGTAAAACGGCGCCGATAACCGAGTGAAGGCTTAAATCCAGCACCGAAGGTGTTGTCTCGCCAAGCCTTCTCAACCTGGCCCTTAATGCGGGCGGATACGTCACGGCCAGTCGCCCGAGGTTCTCCAACACCACGGCGACCCGTGTCCTTGTCGGGACGGGCGCCCCGCTCACGATCATCGCCAACCGGCTCTGTGCCGTCGCCTTCTCCTGGGAGTGCATTAGGGTCCTCCTGCACGATCCGAACCTGCTTGAGAGTCATGCCCAACGCCATGCCCAACTCGTCCAGATCAACAGTCGCCTTATCCTTGCCGATCAATTGCGTGACGATTGCACGAAGAGTCTCAACAGACTCCTTGCCCATCTTTCGGTAATGCCACTGGGCACGGGGGGCCTTGGGCGAGAAGTTGAAGCCCTTGAGTCGCTCGCAGACATAGCGGTCAATGTACTCCTTCATGTCACCAGCCAAGGCGTTCAGCATCCAAAGCCAGGTCTGAGTGTGCTGCACGCCGAGATTGTTGGACCCCACGTCGCCCGTTCGCATGAGCAGGATGGGGGTGAAGATAGCCAGAGACATTTCTTCGTCCAGGCGCATCATGTACCGCTCAAAGTCAGCACCACGCATCTGAGACTCAAGGTACTCAATGTCGTACTCGTAGTCAGGGCGTCCACCGCTGCCACCGGAACCAGGCAGCGTGTCGCTCGGCAAGATGACCGTGCCCCGATTGCGGAGGTTCATCAAGATCAACTCCATGTGCTGACGACCCGTAGTAGCGGTGCCGTCTGGAGCGATTACGTCGGCGTCGAAGGGCGCACGACCAACCGGGGTCGGCTCACCGAAGCGCTCGTAGTAGCGGTTCGCAAAGAGGTGCATCAGTGTGGAGAAGTACCAAGGCGCAAATGCAGCCTTGAGCAACTTGCGACCGTAGTAGTCGCCGTTCTCCATCATCAGCGGGTACCACAGCGTGTTCTCGGGCGGGATGGCGTACCGCTGGCCCCACTGCTTGATCCCGTCGTACTCTTTGAACTTCGGACGGGGCTGACCCTGCGGAGCGTAACCCTGCACCGTCTTCCAGTTGATTTCGCAGTCTTCTGGAATCAGGTCCTTGAACTTGCCAATTTCGATGCGGCGCTCGGTGGTGTTGTTCTCCCACTCAATGACCATGGGCGAAAACCCAGCCCAGAGCGCCTGCGACATGCCCCGGATCAACCGGGTCCACATCTCACGAAGATTGTCCTCGATCATCGTGGCAATCTTCTTGTCTTCGCACTCCACCCACCAGTCGATCTGGTGCAGCATGAACGTGAGAACACTCAACGAGGCGTTAATCTGCGGGTTGTGACGCATGGCCCGGTAGTCCGCAAGCGTCAACTGCGAAAGGTCGAACTGAAGAATGGCACCGCCAGGCATTTGGTTGTAGGAGACGTCCCTACCAGCCCAGTCGCCAAACGCAGGCCCCATCTTGGGAGGATCGGCCTTCTTGTAACTCTGGATAGGCCGTCCATCGGGACCAAGTAGCGACATGTTACCTTCTCTTTGGCGGTGACCATGAGGTCGAGTCGGTCGGTGGGAGCGGGGCCTTTAGGCCGAGGTCCCTGATGGCAGGATGGCCGTAACCACCATTGCCATTGACGACTGCTTGCTGCTGTGTTCGCTCTTCACGTGCGTCATCAAGGCGAATCACCTTTGCGGCGATAAGCCCGGTCACCCATGAGTGTAAACACGACACCGGCCATTGCGTCGGCTACGTCTTTAGACCCGTCTGGCGGGTGGTCAACCTTGTCGCCATTGTCTACCAGTTCGCTGAGTTCCTTTACCACTATCTTCGTCAAAGACGTATCGTCGGGCCGCAGACGAATCATGTAGGGCGGGAACTCAATGCGGTTTTCGTAGATCGCCTCACGCAGGTCGTAGTACGGGAGAATCTGGCGATCCACCGAGACGATTTCGACCTCGATGCGCTTGCGCTCCAACTGCTGTCGGGTGTCGTGGACTGGAAGCCGTCCATCGTCACCTTCTTCAAGTTAAGTGATACTCGTCACGCAACCGGTAGATCATGCGCCGCACGTCACCGAGAAAAATCTCACGACCGGCCGCAGCGTGAATCCGCAGCAGCATGTCGAAGACAATGTACGGCTTCATCTCGCCGTCAACTCGATGACCTCACGCACGTGGCCCATGGCGAAAGCCCAGGGCGTCACCGTTGGCCGAGTACGCCAAGTCGATGTGGCCAACTCGCTTCAAGCGCTCATTCGCCCGGAACCAGTCAGCGATATCGCCCTCGCACGTCCACCGGGCCATCGCCGTCCGTGTCGTTGTGCTCGACCCACCGCTTCTCAGCCTCTTCAATCTTGTAGACCAGGCTGATGAACGGGTCAGCCGGTCGCAGGCGGGATGCCTGCGAGGTCACGCAGCGCCTTCTCGGGGTTGTTCTCAAACTCACGTCGGTAGACGTTCGGAATCTCAATCAAGTTATCCGTCCCAGGCCATCTTGGCAGCCAAGGGTGGAACGATGTCGTGTCGCTTGCTGTCGTACCAGAACGAATCACGCTCGCCGGTCACGGGATCGGTGTGCTTGTCCCAGCCGAACGACTCCCAAATCGCCATGCGGACCGCATGGGCGTTCGGGTCCTTCTTCATCTCCTGATACTTCTTAGCAGCGAACCCGTTGCCCTTCTTCATCTGACCGATGACCAGCAGGAACCCCTTGTCACCGAATCGACTAGTGATACGAGACGAGATGGTCGTGTAGCCCTGCTCGGCGTAGTCCTTGTTCGCCGTCACCTTGTGCGAGTCGGCCTCATCCAGAATGCCACCGAGAATGTTGTAGCCCTCAAAGGTCGTTTCGGCAGAGTCACCGGGCAGAATCCAGATGTCCTTTTGTGGAAAGCGAATCTGGTTCTTGAAGTTCTTGTCGTAGGGAAAGTTGTTTTGGAACCAAGGCGAGTATTCGATTCGTGCCTTGATGTCGCCAAACACCACCTCCTTGGCCTGGGGGCCAGACGTAGACATCTGCATGAAGGCAATACGTGAACCCGGCAGCAAGGTTGAAGTAGCCCTGCGGGTCAGCCAGGACAGAGCACCCAGTGCGCCAGGTAGGGCAGCACGATTGAGGCAACGGTCGTCTTGCCGATGCCGATGCCGCCCGTAATCATGGCGAGCGGAAACTGAGTCATCCGATCGCCTTGACTTCCTTGCCCATGATGGTTTCAAGTTCAGGCCATGATGGCAGGGCGAACTCGACCAGCGATGTTCAGGTAGTCGGGGCCGACAAACTCACGGATTGACGCAGGACGCTGCCAGAACTGAGGATTGTCTTGGATGAACTTGAGTTCCCGCAGGATACTCATGTTCGACACAGCCATCGCTAGTCCCTCGGGATCGTGGCAACGTCGATGGCCCTGGCCCGCAACTCCTCAGGCTCTTCCAACACCGCCTTCACCATGTCAGGCGTGATGTTCTCTCGCTTGATTCCACGCTTCACGAACTCCTCGACAATAGAAGCCATGAGCGCCTGCGGGAGTGCTGGCGTTGATCGTCTGCTGATTGAAGGTGATCTTCGTGGCACTGGCCGACGCCAGGTCGGGGTTGACCAACTTCGCCAACTTCACACCACGGTCGAAGAGTGTGTTGACGATCTTCGTCACCTCGGGGTTCAGTTCACCCTCAGCGTTCTCGTCCAGCAAGCCAACCTGCAACCGACGAGACTGGACCGCCAGCAGCGTGCCCAGACCCTCGATGATCGTTTCGCTGTCACGGGTCTTGAAGAACTGCGCCAGTTCTTGCGATTCGCTGTCAGGCACGATGCACACGGCTCCTGTTCGGAAGTATCGACATGAGTCCTGCAAAGAACACACGTCACAGAGGAAACTTGTCGCCCCGCATGATATCTTGCTTTACCTTCAGCATGATACGGGTGTGGACGGGCTTGTGGCTAGGATCATCAGGGTCCACCGGGGCAAAGCCCTTGGCCTTCATTGCAACTGCTTCTTGGAAGTACACCGCAGCCCACAACGCCGACTTCATGTTGTAGAGACAACGATTACGAGGCACCTTCAGTTCGTGTGGCCGCGTTCCGAGCAGATTCAGCCAGTACGAATGGTCAGGGGCTCGTTCGTACGACACAATCTTGCCGGTAGGAAGAACAACACTTCCCTTGGCAGCCTGCGTGCGTGCGTCCAGATCGATAGATCGGTAACCCAAGCCGAACAGCGTTTGATGACCGTAAACACCATGCACATGCATGATGGCTTCGGGATAGTCCTCCTGAACATCACGCAGCAACCGGAAGAATGCCTTGCCGGTTGAAGTAACCGCTGATGGTGCGCTGGTCACGAACACTCGATGATGCTGGTCCTCGGGCGGCTTACTCATCAAGGTTTCCAGGCGTTCCATCGGCTCGCCGTAGCGCCAGACAGAAAAGACCTTGCCGTTATCTTCATGGCCCGGCGCAATGAACTGTGCGCCCTGCTCGGTGTTGCCGATCACGAATAACTCGTACGGTTGAGTACCGTAGTACAAGTCTGACCAACGCTTTGGGTCGATATTGCGCTTCTTGAGATAGCCCACGTCCCACACCATCTTGCGGATACCCTAACTCAAGCATCTCCTTGATGACATGCTGTGGGATTGCGAATCCATACCTCGACCGGCATAGGGGGAGACGGTAGCGGGCCTAGATAGGCATAGCGAGCATCTTGAAGAAATCGCCCGAAAACTGGACGCTGGGGCTGTCCCCATGTATCATTATAGGTCACTACCGACAGCCAGAGAGCACTACGCTCTCCATATTCAGGGGGCTAGTTTTTGTCTGACAACCTTGATGTAATCAAGGCTCTCGGATCACGCTTCATCGAACGACGTGACGTAAAGGCAGTTCAGGGCGAAAAAATCGCCTGGCAGCCTGTCAAGACGAAGTTCACGATGCAGGATTTTGAGGACCATCTGTCTGGGAGGCGCACCTTTGGTCACTATCTGGTGTCGCCGGATGGCAATTGCAAGTTCTTCGCTTTTGATATTGACCTGGATAAAGAAGGTCAGTACTTCGATGCGGCGGGCACGTTTCACCCGTGCAACCCTCGTGAGGTCATTCTTGAACGGGGACCACCCAGGATGGCTGGAGTTCGCACACGACCTGTCCAGCATCGCAGCGGGGTTCGCTTCCAAGATCAACAGAATCTTGGGCCTGCCTACCGCAGTTGCCTGGTCTGGAGGCAAGGGTCTGCATGTCTATGGGTTCACGGGTACGAAGAAGGCCAGCGTCGTCAGGACACTTGCGGCAGGACTGATGGATGATGCAGGGTGGCTGCCCACCCGTGGCGACAACTTCTTTAAGCACCCCCAGCACGCCAACGACCCACTCGCCTACCCGCACGTGACCATCGAAGTGTTCCCCAAGCAGGACACCGTTGGCTCGGATGGGTTCGGCAACCTCATGGCACTTCCGCTGGGCATCCACGGGATCACGAAGCAGGAAAAGTACTTCTGTCGGCTGAACGAGGACTCGTGGACTGTGGCTGATCCGATCAATGCACTCAGTGGCGACGTGTTGCCGTGGGAGTGACGACAAGGCGACCGCACCGACCTTCTGACACCGTGCCGTGGGAAGCAGTCATCTCATGGAAGTGTCTTGACTGTGGTTATTGGGTCAAGGAGTACGGACCCAGGGACGACACCGTGTGCCCCGGCCCATCTGCCGAGGTTGACTCGTGACAGATGACGACGACGAACTGCTCGCCCGGCTGCGAGCGCACCAGAAGGCCCAGGGCAAGGTCGTAGAAGACCAGCCCAGTCTTCTCGCTGTGCCCGATAGTCTGGTTGACGAAGACCTAATCCCCGACATTGAGCCCTTTGAGCGCTCTGACGAGGATCTTGAAATTGACGGTGTGCTTGATCGCCTGAACATCTTGGACGCATACGCACGATGGTGCGGAAAGATGCAACCCAAGGTCGGCAGCAAGCGCGAGAGCATCATGGTGTCGTGCCCGATGCCTGGTCACGCCGACAAGAACCCATCTGCGTGGCTGAACCTCGACAAGGACACGTGGTACTGCGGCGGTTGCCAGATTGGTGGCGACAAGTACGACATCGCTGCCATCCAACTCGGTTACCCGTTTCCTGAAGTCTACAAGACTGATGGCTCGTTCCCTGATCTGCGCCGTGACATGGCCGAGGATTTGGGCTACGTCGTGCGACGGACTCCTAGCGGACACGAGTATGTCGAAAAACTCGATTTCGAAGAATCAAATAAACTAGAAACCCAAGCGACCGATAATCACAATTCAGTCGCTCCAGGCGCTCCAATTGCGCCCGAAATGCCCGATTTAGGAGCATTTTCGGAGTCTGTAGGGGTGACCGATAACCAAACTCAACCCGAAAACATTGATACAAACTCCAATGTCCTCAGTTTCCCGATGCCTGCTGATCCCGAGACGTTCCACCAACGGGTTGAAGAATCGGGAGCGTTCATCGACTGGGAGCAAATCGTCACCCCAGGGACTTTTCTGTGGGAATGGATGCAAGCCACCACTATCGATGACCTGCCACACGAGTATTACTTCTGGCTGGGGATGCAGGGCATCGCCTTTGCCGCTGGCACCGACGTGGTGATGGACGACTACCGTCGCATCAAGCCAAATATTTTTGTCTGCCTCTACGGCTCAACCGGTAGCGGTAAGTCCCGGTCGATTGAGCCGTACGTGTCGATGCTGCGATCGGCGTTGCCCCGAGATGACGCCGACGACTACACGCCGTCCAAGGGCGTGGAGCATCTGCCGTCACCGGCATCCGCCGAAGCCTTGCTGAGAATGTTCCAGCACGATATCAAGGACCCCAGCACCCAGGCGGTGCTTGAGCAGGCCCAGGTCAAGGGTCTGTTGCGAGTCGAAGAGTTCGCATCGTTCGTGGCTCGGGCAAGTCGGCCAACCAACCCGATGAAGGAAACCCTCATCGAGTTGTACGACGTGCTCGACCACACCATGAAGCACATGTCGGTCACGGGTGGCACGGTCAAAGCGAAGAATCCGTTTGCTCAGATGGTCACCTCCACCCAGCCCAAGGCGATCCACGCCTTCCTCCGTCGCAACGACACGGAGTCTGGGTTCTTGAACCGATGGATTTTTGCGACTGGTGCCCGGCGTCGGCGCCGGATTTCCTACGGCGGCGTCCAGATCGACGTACAGCGGTCCGCAGACCTGTTGCGTGACCTGGCGTCGTGGTGCGGAACGGGCGGCTCTTTGAGTTGACCGGCGATGCGCTAGAAGCGTGGGACGAGTTCTTCCATGCGGAAATCGTGCCTCTGCATGACAACATGGACGAGTCGATGCTGTCACGTATCGACCTGTTGCTCAAAAAATTGATTGTGCTCTTCACGATCAACGACAAAGAATCGCAGCCGACTGCCGAGACGGTCAAGAAGGCTATTGCCATCTTCCCATACTTGCGGCTGACCTCCATCATGTTCAGCACCGACATTGCTTACTCAGAGTTTGAGCACTGCCGGGTCGAAGTTCTAGAGGTTCTGGCCAAGGAAACCGAAGGCATTACATCTCGGGTCCTGCTGCGCCACATCGGCCAACGGCACGAAAAGCAGTTGATCGCACAGGTACTTCGGACCATGGTAGAACTCGGGGAGATTCAGGAAATCGTGACGAAGGGCAAGCGTGGACCCGCTACGGCAAGGTATGCAGTCGTTGACTGAGCCTCTGATGACCCAAGAAGAGGTCGCCGCCATGTTCGGGGTGACGATTCATGCTGTCCGCAAGTGGCGGCAGTGGGGCTGGATCGAGTTTATTCGGGTTGGCCGCACCGTCCGGTTCCAACGGGAACAGGTCGAGAAGTTCATGGCCGATCACGTCAACGTGCCTGCCTAGAAGCACAAAGGCCCCGCCGAAGCGGGGGGCCTTTGCCTACACTCCGAAGAGTGCAGGGGGAAAACTAGACGGACTCGGTACCGAGGTCAACGTCGAGGTCGTCAGCGAGGTCGCTGGCGGAATCCGCAGCCTCTCAGCGGCACGGGCAGCTTGGCGGCAGCCCGCTCCATCTCCTTGGCAGCACGGGCCGCAGCCCGAGCGTCCTTTGCGGCGGTACGAACGGCACGGTCGCGCTGGGCGCCGGGCACTTCGGGCCTTCCAGGCATACTTATCTCCCCTTGTGTGGTTGATACTTCGTCGGCAAGGCGCAGGTTAGCACCAACCCTTGCCAGGACGCCATCCCAGTCGGCAATTTCATGCTGATATCGAGGTGGTTCCACCCACATCAAGGCACACAAGAGATGAATCAAGTCCCATCGGTTGACCGAAATGGATTCCAACTTTATTATCTCAAATTGGAGTAGCAGTAGCCTTGTAACTCGACCCCGATCCGGTGAAGGACACCACACCAACGGAAGTAAGACCGGTGATCGATGGTGCAGTAGGCGTCGGTGGCGTAACACCGCCACCGATATCGGCTTGGATGGTAGAGCCTACTTTCCCTCCCCCCCCTGACTGTTAGTAAC